ATCTTTTTGGGGGGCGTATCTTGATAATAAGCAAGAAAATAACGATACTTACTTACACGAATCATTTTTCGAGTATCATCCGAGAACAATGATTCCTTATAATAATTGGCAAATTAACTAAAAAAAACATGGAGGTAAACTATGAAGTGTATTAAATCAATCAAACCAACAAAGAACACCGAAGTCGGACAAATTGTAAGAATTGACGACATCGAAGCAGAATCAAAAGTTAAAACAGGCTATTGGGCTTACGTAGCTAAATCTGAATGGAAATTATCAAGAGGTAAGAAAGCTGTTGAAAAAGCAACCGAACAAGTAACCGATCAACCTACTGATCAAGTAGAAAAAAAACCATATAAGAAAGGTTCTAAATCTAAGTAAAATGAAACAAATTAAAGAAAACTTAAAAGAAGTTATTTTTTTTCTAGTCGTTATGATGTTGCTTCTTTATGTCGCAATAACACCAAACCAAGACGTTGAAAGGGGAAAAGAAGCATTACGTTTAGAACATCTTAAAGATAGTCTTGAAATGGAGTATTATAAAAAAGAACTGAAGTCATATCCTTACGACCACAGTGAAATAAAAGACACAACAGTAATAAAGTAAAAAATGGCAAACGAAATGGTAAACCACCCCAACCATTATGGTGGGGAAAACAATCCATACGAAGTAATAAAAGTATGTGAAGCTTGGGATTTAGATAAAGATGCCTACCTGTTCAATGTAGTTAAGTACGTTGCAAGAGCGGGTAAAAAAGACAAAGAAAAAGAATTGGAGGACCTTAAGAAGGCCGCGTTCTACTTAGACCGTAAAATTAAAAACTTAGAAAAATGATATATTGGTTAACAGGTCAACCAGGATCTGGTAAAACAACATTGGCGAATTGGATGATATCGGCGTTACAAGGAGATGCAATATTGGTTGACGGTGATGATATAAGAGAAATCTTTGACAATAAAGATTATAGTGAAACAGGTCGAAGAAAGAACATTGAGTTAGCTCAGAACATTGCCCATTTCCTTCACAACAAAGGTAATGATGTTTTAGTTTCCTTAGTGTCGCCTTATAGAGACCAAAGAGAATCCTTCAAAGAAAAATTAGGGGATGGGATAGTTGAACTTTATATTCATACCACTGATATTAGAGGTAGAGAAAGTTATCATGTTTCAAACTATGAACCACCATTGGAAAATTTTATAGACATTGACACAACAAATAAACCTGAATTCGAAAGTCTTCAAGAAATCAGAGAAAAATTAATATTCTAATGGAAAAGATACACATAGAGGGAGATCCTAAATTAAAGAACAACCCTGGTAAACAGTTCTCAATGTTTATTGGAAGATGGCAACCGTGGCACGATGGACACAGATGGTTGATAGATCAAAGACTCGAACAAGGTAAGAATGTATTAATCTGTATCAGAGATATAGAACCTAATGAAAAGAATCCGTTCACGGCACAAGAAGTTTATGAAAATATCCTTTTAAAGTTATATGATTTAATTATTGAGGAAAGAGTTAAAGTTATGGTAATACCTGATGTCGAATCGGTAAATTTTGGAAGAGGAGTTGGTTATGATATTATAGAACATTTACCACCAACAGAAGTAAGTGAGATATCGGCAACTAAGATTAGAGAACAAATGAAACAAGAAGGTAAATTATAATGGAAAAATATATTAATAAAATAATCAACGGAGATTGTATCAAAGTTATGTCTGAAATGCCGGAAAAGTCAGTAGATCTAATTGTTACATCACCACCATATGGTGTTGGAATTGATTATGATACTTGTGAAGACGATATTGATTTTGATCAATATAAGGTATTTTCAAATAATTGGTTGAGAGAAGTCTATCGTATTCTAAAAGATGACGGACGTATAGCCCTTAACATTCCTTATGAGATTAACAGACAATCTAAAGGTGGTAGAATATTCATGGTCTCTGAGATTTGGAATATAATGAAGAGTATTGGATTTAACTTCTATGGTGTCGTAGATCTTGAAGAACAATCTCCACATAGAAGTAAGACTACTGCATGGGGATCTTGGATGTCACCATCGGCGCCATACATCTACAATCCTAAAGAATGTGTTCTTCTTGCTTATAAGAAACATCATATCAAAATTGTTAAAGGAGAACCTGAGTGGGTTCCTACAATGGTGGAAACAGAACAAGGGAAAGAAAAGAAAGCGTATACCGAAGAACAAAAGAGAGAATTTATAGATTTGGTTTATGGACAGTGGGGTTATTTTGCGGACACTAAATCTATGACCAAGGCAACATTCTCGATGGATATTCCAACTAAAGCTATTAAAATTTTGTCTTATAGAAATGATATAGTACTCGATCCATTTGCAGGATCTGCAACAACTTGTGTCGCTGCTGAGATATTAGATAGGAGATGGATTGGGATTGAATTGTCAGAGAATTATACTGAAATTGGTAGGAAAAGAGTTCAGGGATTTGTAGATAAGAAGAAACAAACTAAATTAAATTTTGAAGAAGGGTCATAAGACCCTTTTTTTCTGCTCCATTGATATTTATAAATAAAAATTACATGCCGAGTATAGTACTTACACAAGAACAACTTGATATGATCAACTCTGATTTAAAAAGAGAAAAGGTTATTCAAGAAATACATGAGAAGTGGCAAACCATTAGTAAAACTCAAAAACTATTTGTTTTGGAGTATCTTAAGGTTCTTCATCCACATAAAGAAAAACAGTTGAACGAGGTTATTAAGAAAGTTAAAAGTAATCAACTTAATGAGGCTTGGTATAACACTGTTTTAGATGTAGTTGGTTGGTTAGATCCAACAGGTATTGCGGATACTTTGAATGGTGTGATTTATTTAACACAGGGTGAATATCTTTTTGGATTTTTATCTTTCGTCGGTGCTATCCCATATGCTGGTGATGTTGTTGCTAAACCTGTAATGTATGCTCTGAAGGCGGGTAAACCGTCAGCAAAAGCGTTGAACGGGGTAATGAAATTATCTAAGGCTGGTAAATCTGTCGAAGCAGGTACGGAATTGGCTAAATTATCTGCTTCAGGAGGATTGATTGGATGGTTTACAACACAAATGGGTAAATTGGCGCCGAAATTAGAACAACTTATTAATGCGATGCCAGGAGGAGTTCTTAAAGGGTTTAAAAATACTCTATTAGAATGGATACAATTGTTTAAAGGTGCGTCAAAAGGAAAAGCAGTTAGAACTCAGGCGGCTGACTTAGCGACTAAAATTAAAGGAATTCCAGCAGGTTCTGGTGGTTTAATAAGATTAAGTAAGAAAGACCAAATTAAACAGTTAGAAAATTTAATAAAATTATCAAAGGAAACTCCTGGACTATTTTCGGGATATAGAACGGGAAATAAGATACTTTCTTGGAAAACATTTTGGGGTGGAATGCCACAATTAATGGGTCGAAATAGATCTGTAAGAGCTCTCATGAGGAAGACTAAATGGTATTTAGGTCTTTTAGATTTTTTGGGGATAGGAAATTTTGTTGGACCTGATGAATTGAAAGAGCAATTAGGTGATGCTAAATTTGAACAAAGTATTGAATCTTATAATGGTACGGATCAATCGAGACAATATGCTCAAGAAGACTTTGGTTCTGAAGCAGCGGCACAAGATTTCTTAAATAGACAAGGAGGTGGGACATCACAATCAACAACGCAACCTGATACACAATCAACAACACAATCATCGGCAAAAACAACATTAGATCCATTGTCATGGTTATTACAATCAACACTAAAAACGGCGCTTTAATATGAAAGAAGAGATAATTTTAAAATTAATACAAATACAGAATCAATTTAGATTTTTGCATTGGCAAACATTTGGAGATGCTAAACATAGAGCCTATGGTGATTTATATGAATCTATGGGTGATCATATTGATACCTTTACCGAAGCGATGATGGGAAAATACGGAAGACCTGAATTCGAATCAGAATTTATGGTAGCCTTTCAAGACATTAATAGTATTAATCTTCAAAATTTTATTGACGGTATAGTTGAATTTTTAGTTGGAATGACTGAAGTTTTGGATCCAAAATACGATACTGATCTTTTGAATATCAGAGATGAAATTTTATCATCAATAAATAAGTTAAAATATTTGTTAACACTAAAAAGTTAAACATGGCAAAAAAAATTATAAAATTAACTGAATCAGACCTAAACAGAATTGTAGGTAAAGTTATAAAAGAACAAAGTGAGGAAAGAAAACACACAATTGCAGTTCAGAAATTCTTGAACGATAAAAGAGTTATGAATGCTAAATTGATACCTGACGGAAAAACAGGACCAAACTCCGAAACAGAGAAAGCAATAATGAAACTTCAAGGAATGTTGGGAGTATATCCAACAGATGGTGTATGGGGTCCTGATACTGAAGATGCTTTAAAATCAAAAAAACCTGAATGGTATAAAATTTGGAAATCATACAAACCAGGTTGGTTCTCTTAAATGAATAAATTAATTAACGAAAGCGGTATAAGAGACATTTCGGCTTTGAGGAAGAGATATCCTAAGGCTGAGATATATTTTCACCAAGATCTCGATGGAGTTACCACTGCGATTGCAATGAAGAAATATTTGGAAGACAATGGTATTAAAGTTGTTGACTCTCATATTATTCAATACGGTGACAAAGAATTTGCAGTAAAAAAGAATGACGCTAAAGGTGATGTTATGCCAGTGTTAGTCGATTTTGCTCATGGAAAACCAATGTTTAAAATACATACGGATCACCATGACAAACAAGTCGGAGCTGAAAAAGGAGCTTCAACTTCATTTAGACAAGCCAGATCTAATGTTGAGACACTTTCTCAAGTTGTTTCACCAAAAGAGTTATTTCCTTCTTCAGATGTATTATTAATCAATACCGTAGACTCTGCAGACTTTGCAAGACAAGATATTACACCCGATGAGGTTGTAAACTATCTTTATAGGTTTGATAAAGACAAATCACTTCAAAAAAACAAAATGTTATTAGGGTTTGTAGTTAATAAATTATTATTAGCGTTTAAGAACAAACCTGGATTCTTGGAAAGATTAGTTATGAATAGTGAACCATCCTTAATGTCTATTCTAATTAATATTAAAGATTGGATGAAGAGTACCAATGCCACAACACCAGAACAACTTCAACAGAATGCGCAGGGTTACAAAGAACAAATGAAAACCTATTCTGGGGTTGATTACAAGGATGGAATCATTTTCCAATATGGTGGAGGTAATATGATGAAACCAGGTTCATATGATCGTTATACTCCATTTAGGACATATCCTGATGCTGATTTCATGATTATGGCTTGGCCTTTAGGTTTATTACAAGTTTCTTGTAATCCATTTAAAAAAGAAAGAGGATTAAAGGGTGTTAATTTAGGGGAAATTGCTCAAGAAGTTCTTGGTAAATGGGAAGGAAAACTCAAAGAAAAAAATATACCACTATCAACTATCAAATGGATCAGTGAAACAAGTGTTGGGCCTGAGAGTGTTGGATTTACATTTAAAGATTTTGATGCTTTATATGGTGAAAGGTTTATGTTTATGGACGGTGGAGAAGAAACTTTGGATAAGATTAAAGAGATGATGGAAAGACCATTTACAGACTTATCGGAAGAAGAAAGATCTAAATTAGATAAGATAGGTGTTAATGCTTGGGATTTAATCCAATCAATGTCAGGAGGTCACAAGTGTATTACAAATATATCAGGATTAAACTATCTTGGTAGAAGTAAAAGACCCTCAACTGGACCATATAGATATGACCCTGAAAGAGAAGATGCGCCTTATCTTAAGTTTTTGAAAATGTTAGCTCAAGAGTTTAGAAGTAAATTACAGGAAAAAATTTCACAATCGAATAATTTGACATAGAAAAATAATTTATTTATATTTTCGGTATGTCAAATAAAGTATACACTAAGAAGGGTGATGACGGAACAACAAGTCTGTTATCAGGACGAAGAGTCTCCAAAACAATTCAAGAAATTAAGGCGGTTGGTTCATTAGACGAACTGAACTCATTTGTGGGATTACTCCGAAGTGAGATTTTAGATGTTAATGGTATTTTTGAGACCATTCAATGGAACCTGTTCAATGCAGGATCTATGATTATTAATGACAACAATACTGAATTAACCGAAGTTACTCAAGATGATATTAATTCACTTGAAGAGGCGATGGACTTAATGAATAAAGAGTTACCTGAATTAAAGAATTTCATTTTACCTAAAGGTAGTAGGTCTGTATCAACATCACATATTTGTAGAACAATTGCGAGAAGAACTGAGATCGAAGTTTTAGAGTGTAAAGTTTTAGACAATTTTATAAAACTTCATCCAATCTCAATGTATCTTAATAGACTCAGTGATTACTTTTTTGTCTTAGCAAGATACATTGCGTACAAAGAAGAAGTTAAAGAAACTATTTGGAAAAATTAAAAAATGTATTCAATGGTATCGCCAGCCTGAATGTTAAGATTTTCAGAAGAACCACCGGCAATTTCTAATACAATATTACCTCTACCACAATAAGAAGGGCATTCTTCAGAACGACAAGGAGGACAATTATGATGTATATTTACAATCACATTGTTTCTGATCATTATGATATCAAGAGGTATTATACAATTCTTCATCCAAAAACATTGTTCGTCACCACCCATCAAAAAAACCAAACCATTAAAGGTTTTATCAAATCTTTTTCCCATCATACCAATCTTTTGATCTTTTGGGGTTGTTAAAGTTTTGACATTAAAAGAATTATTACCTATCTTTATCTTCATATTTATAAATACTATGGATAAAAAAAGATACACAGGCGTAATGGTTAAATGTGGTAATAAATTATTACTATGTAAGAGAAACAATTTGGGATCATTCCCTGGAATGTGGTCAATACCTGGAGGTAAACTCGAGGATGGTGAAACAACTCAAGAAGGAGCTAAGAGAGAATTCTTCGAAGAGACTGCGGTAGACATTGACGACAAAGAATTAACTTTTGTTGGATTGATCCCAAGGCACACTCGAGATGGTAAAAAAATGAAGGGTATCATGTATGTTTATTTATTAAAAGTAGATAAAGAAATCGAACCTGATTTGGAAAACGCTATTGATGGTGAGGAACATACTGAATGGGGTTACTTTGATATTAACAATATTACACCTGAAACTACAGGAGAATATATGTATAAACTAGCCGAAATAATTTTGCAATGATAGTATTAATTAGTATTTTTGTCGTAGGATTTGTTGCTATCTATGGATGTTTTGACATGATGAAACAAATTAAAAAAATGGTTGATGAAGTAGGAATGTAAAAAAATATGTCTGAAAGTATTGTCAGGACCAATTTTTTTACTATCTTTATAGTCCTTTGGTATTTGAAGGTATATTTATCACTTACCGAAATTAAAGTTCTTTAAAAAACAGGGTAAACTACCCGCTGGGTTCAACCAGCGCATGACGTGGATAGGTGACGATTAGATGTGGGTAGTTTTTTTTAAAATATTAGATCGCGAGATAGTAGCAGCGGTAGCTCGCCAGGCTCATAACCTGGAGGTCGGAGGTTCGATTCCTTCTCTCGCAACAAAAAAATAATATTTTGATATTATTTTTCACAAAGAATTTGATAAATTGAAAAGTTCTTCTTATCTTTGTAAAACAATTGGAGAGGTTGACTAAGGTCATAAAATTAAGGTTCCCACTCTAATAAAAATTATCATGTAATAATGGTAATTTCTTTGACAGACAGACGAATTAGCCCGTCCTATTGAGAGTAGGGGGTCAACAAGATAGTTAGATGATACTATTGAGGAAGAATGAATTCGTTAAAATCATCTTGTTAAAAAAAAGTTTCATAAAAATTTGATAGTCTCAAAACTTTCATCTACCTTTGTGAAACAAATGAAGGAGAGGGTTGAAATCCTACTTCGGTAAGGTCGACTACTCCTTCATTAATTTTAGATTAGTTCTTTGAATATAAAATATTTTCTTAAAATATGTTGATGATGAGACCTTCGGGTTGATTCTGAGATAAAGATAAAGAAATTGGGCGGTCTATAGTCCATAAAATAAACCATGAAAGTGGTATAAAGTGACTCGTTCTTGATTGGAACGGTTGCGGCTTTGGTAACAGAGCTCGAGTAGACAAGCGAGATATCATCCGACCTTGAGTACTGAGGGTAACACTGTAGGGAAAGTGGTTGGGTGACCAAGCGATGTGGGTCGTTTGGTTGAGGTGGGAACACCGATAAGAATAACTCGTAGGGCTGTTGTAAGAAGTATGGTCGTCCAACTATACAATTGCGGAGTTCAATATTAGAGTAGACTTAAAACCGAAAGGTAAGAGTTCGTACAGGTGGTGCTGTTGTTCTCCTTACTCTTCACCTACCAAGGTAGGAGTTATGAAGTAAACTCAAAGTATGGAGGTCGGGAGACTTCAAGGTGTAGTTCAGTATCGTCTCGTTCAAAAGATGGGATGGCTGGGTTGACGGACCGCTACATCTATCATCCACAAATCACAACTTTGTTAATTAAGGTTTAACAACTTATAAATCAATAAAGGAAAAGTGTTCGTCAGTCGTGGTAGACAGGTCACTACTTAGTCATGAGTTGTTCATGGCCGTAAAGGGTCCCAAACCCGATACGATTGTTTTGAAAGTTCTCTAATCCCGCAAGGATGAGTTTGGGTGGCAACCTAGAAGAGTGATGAGTAAGAATAGAGTATATTACGACTTAAGGATTGGTTAATCTAATTGACCGTGACTGAGAGTTACTTCTCAAAAGGAAGTGGAAATCGGAGGAAACAAAATAATCTCCTGTAAAGATTCTCAAATGAAGGTGTATTCTCAACCTAAATGCCAACTAACCCTGACCGTTTCTACGGTTGGGGTTTTTTATTTTGTATACTTTGAGAAAGTTGGAGAGTTCTCCAATGATTTTTGAAGGTTTGTTTTGTAAGATCCTGTATTTTTCATTTGAT